TAAGGCTTGAAATGAAGTCCTGTGCGATTTGTAACTGGTCGCTTAGGACCTCGTCCTCGTTGTCCTGCCAACCCAGCGTAGGGCTTCCCGAAACCACTCCGCCCATCGGCTTGATGGACTCCACCCTGTCGCTAAAATAGACACCGACCACAAGGTCCAAAGTCCCAGCATCAGTATTTGCAGACTGAACGTCCGCAAAAACGAGCGGATAGACGATGCGTTCACGGCTTGGGGTTCGCAGGTTGATGGTGTTGTCCGTGCCGATTGCAAGCGGGTCGCCCGTCCCGAAGGAGTTGACCTGAGGATGAGCATTTGCAAGGTCCAAGAGAGCCTGCTTGATTTTTATCCAAGACATAGTTTTGTAACTTCAGTATGTTCTTCTTGTGCGCACCCATCGTCAGCAGTCGTTACACGCCCCGAATTGTCCGTAGGGGTAGGGGTAATCCAAGTTGCTGATTCCCATCCTCCTGTTGCGGTCTAAGACCATCCCGGTTCGGTAGTTGGTAGCGTTCGGGTAGATGGTGTCAAGGGCCGATGGAGGCGAGTTCCACAAGGGGTATGAATTGCGGTTCTCCATGAGGTATCGGGTAATGCGTTCGGAGTACCACTCCGCATCGTTCTTCACTTTGTCGGTCAGCCGTGTGATTTCTTCCATGCTCATTTGAGAACTTTCCTCGCTGGTTCTACGGACCATCCCCTTGTTCATGTACTTAAACGCAAGGACCATCGGCAACTCGTAGTAGAGCCATTGAATCATCGCAGGCTGAATGTAGTCCTCCAAGAGCGTTTGGTTGAGGGCAGACGTTGAACCGCTGACCACCTGCGTAACCAATTCCCCATACAACGGAGAGCCTACAATCGGCTGAATCCGCATCTCCTGCACCTTGACAACCGTTGGACGGATTTGCGTGTAGGATACGTTCTCGTTGATGATGCTATTGTCCAGTAGCGTTTCTTCGCTTATGAATAGTGCCTTCATGCCTTCGTGATTTTATTGCCTTTGCGGATTACCAACTGCTGCTCCCATACGTGCCTGCATTGGGGACGATTCACTCCGCTGGGCGTGTGATACCAACCGCCTCTGCGATTCCATACCGAATATCCCATGATTGCAGAAATCCCGTCGATGTCCTCACGGGTATAAACCTTGCCCTGCCCGGCCAAGTCCAGCATGACCTTGCAGAACTCACGACTGGAACCTTTGTCTTTGTTGCTGAAACCCGTGGCCCATGCGTATTTGTAGCGCACCTCCAATACAGGCTCTGCGACCTCCTTGACATTCTTGGGCAGGTTCTGCTCGGCAATCTTGTCCACGGCCCGGCTGATTGGGTAGCGGTCCTTGGTTATCAAGTAGGCGACACGTTTGGCGACCTTGGCCTTGCTGACCCCGAACTCCTTTGCCATTTCTTCAACCGATGCGTCCCGATTCTTCTTGCGGTAGGCTTCAATCTTCTTGTCCAGTTCTTTCTCCTCCTCTCCCAGTTCGGCAAAGGCCAAACGGATATTTTCGTCTATGTTAGAGTCAAACCGCATCGGCTTGGAGTGCATCACATGGTAGTCGTCTGCATGGCATCCGAACTTACTTGCAACCACTTCCAAGACCTTGAACTCTTCATCGCCCCATCCGTAGTCCTCATCGTCATCTTGGCCCCATTGAGGCTCGCTGAACTCTTGGGACTGAACGCCCAGCATCGTGTCAATCTCTTGGGATGACAGACCGAAGCCAGCCGAGAGCATTGTCCGTGCCATCTCCAAGGTGATTTTCTCCTGCATATACTGACGCGTGATTCGCATCAAGTTTTGATACTCCCTGCCCGATAGTTTCTTGATGTTGTCGTTGCTCTGCAATGCTTCCACGGCTTGAGGTTGCTCGTCGGGTTGGGGGTTAGGTCCAACCACGTCGGCAGGTTTCTCCAAGGGTTGCAGACCTGCTTTCTCACGCAGTTCGTCTTGGGTCATAATTTGCAAGAGGGCTTGTTCGCTTAGTCGCTCCGTGATGGGTTCCACAGGTATCAGTTCCATCCCTTCGACTCCGTTGAACGAGCCGAGGTAGTTTATCATCCGCTCCACTTTGCGTACCCGGTCGTTCACATATGTTGCCTTAAATAACTCGTATGCTTCGACCAATTCGTTGCGTCCACCCAATTGGCCTTCGGTCTTGACTCCGAATAGCATGGGGTTGGTTACACGGTGGGCAATGAATATCTCCTGCTGAATGGCTTTGTTCAGTATCTCGAACTGCTTATCCATGTCGGACGGAGTGAGCGGTTCCAAAGTCGGGGCCTTGGCTGCATCGTCGTTGAATGTAACAACGAAGCGACCAGCGTTGTCGGTTCCCGAAAACTTGCGTTTAATCTGCCTCTCAATGTCCCCCTGTTCTTCGGGGGTCGGAATCCCGTTGTTGAAGTTTATCAAGTAACCCCCCCAAAAGTTGTTGCGGAGGTTGTTGTTGTGGAAGTTGGCGACCTGTACGTCTGCCTCAATCCAAGCGTTGCCACCGATGTATTCGGGCAAGGGATAGTGCTTCACGCCAGCAGCATAGACCCTGTAATAAAACAACTGCTTTCCGAGGCGGTTCTCCGGGTCGAATGCAGGAATCTTCTCGATGTCCCCGACCTTCGGGAACAACTGCATCATATCGTCGTTGTACCAGTCAGCGACCTGAAACATTTTCTCCTCCTTGTCAACCCTAATTTTCTCGAACGGGACGTGTTCCATCTTCGCAATCGTGCCAAGTTTGGACCAAGTAACCGCAACCGCAAAGCCGTTGAAAATCTCCAAGTCAAGGACCAGTTTCTCGGTGATGTCGTTGAGGTCCTCGGTGCTGGAAAGTCCGTCGAAGAACTTGATGAATCGGGCCTGCTGCTCCACGGTCAAGTCATCCCCTGCCTGCCATCCACCGCCCATGATGTAATTCACTTTCCCATTCACGATAGCGTTGTGCTTTGACGACCTGCGATAGTTGTCAAGCAGGTAGTAGGGGTATTCGTTCGCAAAGCCGTAGGTGATGTACTTGCCGGAGCGGTTCTCCAGCATTACAGGGACCTTATGCTCTATCCCAAGCCATTGGGTGAAGTGTTGAGTAGATTTATTACTCATAGCGTGTGAGCATTAAAACTGATGGATGAGATGGTAATCGTCCTAACACCATCAAGTGATTTTACATAGATTGAAAATTCATCATTGGTATTTGCTATCAAAAAGGTTTCCAAAACAATTTGATGGCCATCGGTATGGCTCAAAGTAACTAGTGCTTCAGATGAGTCGATTTGTACGTCATTTTTGTAAATAGCCCAAACGTAATCATCGCCATTTGCCCCCCTAAAAGTTAGATTTGCACTCACCCTAATTGCAGCGGATAGCGTCCCCGTATAGGTGATTGATGGCCCCGCAATTGTTGCAACTCTCGAAAAGTTGTTGGTTGATAGAATGTTGTTGCCTGTTTGAATCAGTAATTTGTCAAAAGCATTATTGGTCGTTACAAATGACCTATCAGCAGCCGTAGCAACCGAAGCATAGCCACGCTCGATGTCAAGCGTTGCGGTGTCTGCAAGGTCGTCGAATAGACCACCAACACGGGATGCGGTGTTCGCCCCGGCAGCGGTTTCGTTGGTGATGGTTAAGGCACTCGCTTGGAGTTGGCTTCGTGTTTGTACGCTCATTATGCGAAAGTTGAGTCAAAGGTTGAATCGAATACCCTCACGCTGGATGCGAGATAGGTGTTGTAAGTGATTGTGTTTGCGTAGGTGTTGAAGCCTACTGTTACGGTTTGTATAAATGCCAAGCCCGTTTCAACCACCGCAAGGGCTGCTGAAACCGTGCTATTGGTATCGTAAACTTCGTAACGATAGGAGCCTGTTTCAATCGACCCCACGGCAATCTGAAATTGGTCATAGCGATTCGTGTAGTTGGAAAGGTTGGCTGATTTCAGCAGGGTGAAATCGGTCGTGGTGTTCTTGGCGATGCTCGTGAGTCGCAAGATGTAGCGGTCCCCCGTGCTGGCTCGCTCGGTCCAAGTAACCGTCAGGGTGTTGGTCGTGTCAGGGTTCAGGTAAAGCATCTGCTTGTAAATGTGCGATGCCCCCGAAT